AAACGGCACTATTACCGTTATTTTCATTTTATTTCCCCCCACTTTTTATAATGGGCTTCAGTAATAACCTCAGTGGTACAATGGCCGCATATCAGTTCGGTATCACAAAATATCTTAAATCCTTGTTCTTTCGCCCGAATACAAAAGGCCAAGTCCTCCCCGATCTTTGGTTCAGGGAAAAACCACGGCTTGGGTACGGATTCAAATACCTTTCGTTTAATCAAGGTACACGCCATCCCCACGCCCTGTATCTCAATCAACCCTTTTGGATAGTCAAACCAAAACTCTGTTCCTTCCCGGTCGCATTTTTTGAATATACACGGCTCATAAGGTGGAAACCGTTTAAAAGCCAATGCGGAAACGATGTCCTTGTCATGTTCAATTAGCTTAACCAGCATATTTGCAGGTACAACCATATCTGAATCGATAAACAATAACGCATCGTAACCGCCTTGAATTAGCGTGTCTGCCGCCCTCTCTCTTGCGGTGTAAATAAGGCATAACCCAACCGGCAACATATCAATCTCTATACCCTTACTCCGGGCATAACAAGCCATAGGCGGCAATGAATACGCCGCCTGTGGTGGTATGTATCCGGTGTATGGTATACACATTAAGACTTTCATCGGTTAACCTCCATTTTCTTGCATTCCCCAACGCTTTTTTGGAGTATCAAAAATATCTACATTGCTCTGTTTACCGCACTTGGTGCATCTGACATCTACTCTTTTTGTTCGGCCCATATCGTATAGATATGGATTGCCTATCATCTCCCATTTGTGGAAACAAACCAACCTCTTAAAAAGCTCTTTCACATCAATTCACCTTCCTCCTTACGGTCTTGAACCTTGTGGATTTGTTTAGGTCAGGACCGCCGAATTCAGAGCATTTGGGGTTTATGCAAACCATTTTCAATTCATTGTAAACGTCAGTTGAATCAACTTCTGTAACAAATTTGCTCTCGGCAATCATCATTTTACCGCCACACTTATCGCACTTCACCTTACTCACCCCCTATATTTTCGTATGGCCTTGAAGGGGCTTGCGCCCTTGCCTGTTGGATTAACTGGCGGACTTGTGCTTCGTATTGTTCGGGGTCATTCCTTTGCAGCATCCTCAATTCGTTCTGTGCTTCCGGTGGTAGCATAGGTTCAATCCGTTCCATTTCCCTTGCCATCAGGTCATACATGAATTGCTTGTCCTGCGCCTCCCTTTGTGCTTTTTCGCCCTCTCTGGCTTCAATTAACCCTTGCTTGTCCGGGATGACACCATCAGGTAAGCGTTTCAGATATTCAATAAAGGTTATCTGTTCCGACTGCAATAGTGCGTCAAGGCTCTGGATGGATGCGCCCTCGTTCCATATGTTAGCAGGACCAACATCAATCTTGAGATTTAACTTAACTTCTTTCAGGACTGCTGTTTCAAGCGTCTGGAAATCTTGCTTGCCCTCACGATTTATGGATATAACCCTTGTCGGGTAATCTGTATACTTGGACAGGAAAAAATCCTCCCATATCAGCCCAATGTCCTCAACATACTGGTAAAATCGCCTTTTAATGCTTGCCAGTGGCACAACAGCATTTTTACTATTAACAATAATGGCTGATGTATTGGTCGGTTTGGCCTCGCCCAAGACAGACTCATTCGCCCCGGCCATATCTTTTGTGGTTTGGATAAACCATTCCAGGAAGTTCATTACAACTGACGGTATTTGTGCCGGCTGCATGTATTGCGCCGCACCACCAACCCCGCCGGTGTCAACACCATTTACCGGGATTGCGCTTGTAACATCATTTGACCATTGTGTAATACGGGTCTTGTCATACAAAACCTTTGGATAACCGTGTATCTTTATCCACAGTGCAAGGATGGCCGCCTGCTGGTTAATCATGATCTGGTTTGGAATAAGTGAAGTTGCTTCCGCTTCGCCATATGCTGAGCCTTCACGTTCGTACCAATTCATTAAGGCCACGGGATAACGGTGTAATCCAGTATCCCATTTCTTGCGTATAACCACGTTTCGGGTCGCTATCTCGGCAAAGATTTTCCATTCCTGTCCGACAACTATTTCTTTAATGACGAACTCTCCTGTTTCAGGATCCATTTCCTCTATCTGTTCGGTAACGTCAACAAGTTCCTTCCACATATGTAAAAGGACAACACACTTGCCACCATCGTCACTTTCTATCTCATCTTTTGCCATGTCGCCTGTCTCTTTGCTGGTTTCGTCATCAGCCACGATAAGGTCAATCTGCTCTTTTGGAACCTTGTTTTTCTTGGCCTCCCTGCGGATGTCCTCAACCTGTTTTCGGAATGACAGGATTATATACGGCTGAACGGGTTCATAAGCGTTATTTATCTCCGGATTGTTGGGGTCGCCCGGAAAGTAATTGCAGCCATTTATTAATTCGCCAAAAATGTCACCTGTTTGCCCGTCCCCTGCATCGATCTTGTCATTCCAATACCAATACGACACCATGGAGCCGCTCAAAGCTGCTTTCAACAAACCCTTTTCATTCATAGCATCCATTTTCAGCCGTTCCCACAAGATAGCGGCATGCTGGGTAAGCAAGTTGGCAACCTCTCGGTACGTTTGACTTTGCTCATCTTCGGCAGTATCGCTTACCCATCTAGCCGAAAAACGCATTTGGAGCAGGTCTGACATGACTTGTGATACTTTCCAGTCAGTAATTCGCTTTGTGATATTCAATATAGGGGTAGGATGTTTGTTGGTCTTTATCCCTGCCCAGTGATCACCTGCATAAAACCGTTCATTCTTATCAGCTTTTGGCAATAGGTTTTTCTTGCTTTGAAAGTCAAGCCCATTACTGTATCGAATCCAGGCTTTTGTATTTTCCATGCTTTCACCTCGTTTTCAGGCAATAAAAAAGGCGCCACCCATCGGTGTTAATTATTTTACTGAATCGGGATCATACTCAAAAATCGCTTTTATGCCTTCCTCAAATTCTTTTTCCTTCTTTTCAAGTTCCTTGTCTATCTTGTGCTCTTTAATGGCTTCTAAAGGTGTTTTTGTCTTGGGAATGTCTCTACCTTCACTGGCTAGCTTTGCAAGGCGTAAGCCTGTTTTAAAGGCATATAGAAAGCATAAAAAAAGCACTATACCAAGTGCTGTGCTGATAATTGCTATTTCCATGGTTCAAACCACCTCTTTAATTTCTGATACATGCCGTATGTTGTGGATTCTACTACCTCTGCTCTCTCACATTCGTTTTTTAAAAGTTCCCAAAGCCGTTCTATTTCTTCACCCTCTAATGTAACCTCGCCAATCTGTGCTACTTTAATTTTCATTACATCGCCCTCCATAAAACGCAAAATACAGGCATAAAAAACACTATGCCAAGTGCTGCGCCGATAATTGCTATTTCCATGTTCACCCTACGCTCCTTTGTTTCTCACTAAAACAACTTTCTCTGAATCCAGAGAAACTTCCGTTACTTTAAGTGGCGCTTTCGCAAAATCGTCGCTACGACATCTTGCCGTTTTTTCAGCGTGTTTTTCGCCCTTAGCAACAACAACCATGCTTATATCTTCGCACCACCCTATTCTGTCAGTTCTTTCAACTACAAAGCATTTCATATTTCATCCTCCAAAACTTAAATAATCTTCCGTCACTTCACCGCCAAAATAGCTGTCGGCCTCTTGCGGTTTCTCAAAACTAAAGTTGTATCGCTTAATTTGCTCTGGCTCAGGTGATGCTACCATACGTGATGCGCAAAAGTATCGCACAGCGTCCGGGTAGTGAGTGATTTCATGCGGTACGGTTGCAACATCATTAATGTTCTTTTCTGACTTTTGGATTGTAGTCAAGTGTTTCCATAAATCAGGGTCTAGCCCTTCATCAATGGTCAATCTTGCGGTTTTATACTTCTCGCCGGTCTGCTCGTCCTGTTTTTCAAGTGGCTTGAACCATTCATGGACATTTAGCCAGCCTTGTTCACGATCGTTTGAAACCTTAATTAAGGGTACTCCGTGTTCATAAAATATCATTGCCGCACTCTTGCCGGTGTCTTGCCGTCTATTCCATAGGTCAGGCGGTGCATAAAACGCTTCTATTCTTTCTGAACCAGTAAATTTCAGGATTTCCTTCGCTGCATCTGAAATAATCAGGTTTTTCTTGCGCAGTGCCCTATAAATTCGGGCATAGCCAAAGTTGTCCACCCAATACCACAGCACAGCCAAACTATCAAACCCGTAATCTAAAGAAACATATCGTTTATACCAATCAGGAACGATACCGGGCTTCTTAACGTGAACCTCTCGCTTGAGCTCGGGAAATGCAAACCCGCATAAAGAAGTAAACCGCCCGTACTGACGGGCTTCTCGTTCTTCATCCGTCATAACGGCTTCCATTTCCTTTATTTCTTCCGATGACAACCACGGGTTATCTTCCCATTCCATGAACCATGGCGGAGCTATATTCGGGTTATTTTTCTCGTTTACAATAATAAACTCGTAAATCCATGTAAGCCCTTTGAGTGGGGTCATGGTGAACCATATGTCGCCACGGGTATCCATTACACGCATCCAACATTCCTTAAACACGTCCTCCGGCGGTTCCTCGTCAAACCATATCCATCCCAATGATGTGCCCTGAAAAGACTCTCTCCCCTGCTCACAAGTCTTAAACCCGATAAATTGACCATTCTTTAACCGGATTTCTTCGATTAATGAACCCTCGGGGTCATCCTTTCTACCATGCCGCATCAAGATATTAGAAATTTCCTTTTTAGGAAGCCATCTCAATATTTCAGCCTGGGCAACCTTCCTTTGAACATCGCCACTCAGAGAAACTACCCACCCGGAAGAAGGTTTCAGCTTACGGTATCTTGAATCACCTAATGCGTGCATAACTGCTTCTGCTGCACCGGCAACAGTCTTACCGGTTCTATTACCCCCGAATAACCCCTTGATACGATGCCCGTCCTTATGGAATTCCACTTGCTTCTTATGTACCTTCCCGACATTGTATATCTCTATGCGGTTTTCCTTGGTCTTTCGGTCTATCTCTTGGCCTAATCGCTCTATATCGTTTATTAATGCCTTAACATCCGGCCTCTCCCATAAGTCCATTGAATCACCAACTTGCATAATTATACGGCTCAAAAAGTATAACCCCGGGGATCTCTGTATGAATATGCAGAGTATGCAGGAATCGCCCTTTGTTATGTGCGGGGTATGAGGGGGATATATTATACTACCCCCACCGGGGTCTAATCTTGCCCCCAGGGGGTACCCTCCCCCCATGTATAAACCTCTATGATCCGCACCACAAGCCATGCACAGCCGTATACCAGTGCCACATTATACAAAATAATTGCTTTGTCTAATCGGGATCGTGCTAAATCGCTGTAACCGTTTATTAACCAGTCTTCCCGCCGACAATGCTCTTGAGTTTTTTCACTTTTTCCTCGTATTCCGCTAATAGTTTTGTGACTGGTTCCGGGCGCTCTGTAATTGTAGTAGGCTCGCCGGAAGCTAATGCCTGCTTGTCATAGATCGTGCCAAGCGTAATGGCTATATCCTTTATATTCGACATTTGGAGGTCTTTAAGCCGCCTGTAAAGGGCTTGTTTCTCGGCTGCCTTTAGATCGCCATCAGAATTGATGATATCGACTATTCGCTCTAATGCGGACTCATCTTCAAGGGCTTTTGTGAACCTCTTATTAGTGAGCCTTAAGGCCTTGCTGACTACTTCCCAGGCCTCCACGATAAATTCCTCTTTTTTCTGTGCGCGAAGGGAGGCAAATGTATCTGGCTCTGCATCTATAACCTTGTTTTTAAGGTCTTGCGCTGTCCTTACTGGTAGCTTAGTTATTTTGCTTATCTCTTTGCCTGTAGCATCAGGGTTAACCATCAATATGGCACGTACTTCCTCTGTTTTGCTCTCTGGTGTTTTCCTTCCTCTTGCCATGCTCTCACCTCCTTATATAGGTCTATAGTCCTATTTTTGCAAAATGGTGTTGACAACGTATGCTCATCGTGATAACATGTAATCAGCAACATAGCGGCACCGCCGCACGGCGGGAAAGAATGAAGAAGGGAGTGTATCAAAATGCAGCAGGTGGAACTGAGAACATCAACGCGGCGCCATGTGTGCGGTAAAGGCGTAATCGTCGGCGAAACAAAACGATACATCAAAGTACAAGTATTAGAGGTAATAAGCACAATAACACGCGTTAAGCCGGGCGATGTTATCAACTTTTCCAGGTTGGATGGCAGGAGCAAAAATGGATTTGCGCTAGGACTATAAATCGGCCCACGCGGACAGAAAGGAGCATTATTATGAGAAAGTTTGTCAGCTTCTAAGAGTGACCCGGCTATAGTGCCGGGCAGAAGGGAGGAAAAATGAAGGACACACGATTGAATATCCGCGTGACCGTTGAGCTCAAGGAGCAAGCCAAGAAGCTTGCCGAAGCCGACGGAAGGAATTTGTCCGGATGGATTACATGGCTAATCCGAAAGGAAATAGAAAAGGCCGCTGAAAAATAGCGGCTTTTTCTTTATGCAAACATGATTTTTTTGATTTTGTCCTTTGCGCTATCAAGGATTTTATAGAACGTCCGGCGGTCAAGTATCCCCAGCCTGCGCATAATTTTCCGTATTCTCTCCGGCCGGAGGAATAAGCCGGATTATATACGCTCTTGCTCCCACCCCTGCATATGTAATAAGCGTATGCCCCGTCCACTACTGTGTAGCGTTGCCTATTTGGTATCTATTAGCTTACTTGTATAGATGATTTACCATGTCCATGTTACAACCTCGCAAACATTCTTTTCTTTGTACCATCCAAATATATGGTCGGTGTATCTTTGCTCGCCGGTTTGAATTCATACTGTTCCCCATAGCCGCCATAGTTTAATGTTGCAGATGTGTTGACGAATAATTTATTAACCAATGATATATGGCTGTTTTGGATGTCCACCCGGTGAAATGCCTGTTTAAAAACCATCGGTAAATGTGTATGACTGTGGATATATATATCTGCGTCCACTATACTTGCCATGTCGGCTAATCTGATTGCTTTTGCACCCTCTTTACGTCCACCGCCAGAACCATGATTGCAGAATATCGTATAACACACCTTACGTATTTTACCGGTTCCTTTACTCTCTTTAATACCTCTGGATATTTCGCCAAACCTTAAAAATATAAAACTGGATTCCTTTGAATACTTTTCCGATATACCCAGCTGCTTTGCCACTATCGCCATCAGGTCTATCCCCTCTTTGCGATATGTTCTGTTTTCGTGATTGCCACTATTTATTGCCAATATTTTATCTTTTATTGGCTCGAATAGTCTTACGGCAGTGTCTAGTTGTTCCATCGGCGGGATTTCTTCTGCGTAACTATCAGATACAGACGTCTTTGTTGCGTTATTCATAATGTCGCCGTTTAGTATGCAATACGCATTCGGGTTCTCTTTCACGATTTTTATATTGTCATATATAAGTTTCATGTCGCAATTTTTGTCGCCTATGTGTAAATCTGCAAATATATGTATCTCTAATTGCTTAATATTTCTCGGCAAATCCGCCTTAACAACATTCACACGCCCCTCCTCCTTCCGGGCATACAAAAAAAGAGCCGCCCATCGGCAACTCTCCAGTGTAAGTATACCATGCCCAAAAGCCTTAAAACGGGAAAATATCGGGAAGTTTTCGGGAAGTTT